ATACATTAGCGGTTACACATTTAGTTTCAAACAATACATTTTCAGCAGCAGACGAATTATCAGTTCACTTCACAAGGCAAGGCGATAAAGGTTCGACAGGTTCGACAGGAAGTACGGCTGGTACAGCAGGTCTAGCAATGACTTGGGAAAGTACAACTAGTGATGCTGACCCAGGAGCAGGAAAAATATCATGGAATAATGCAACGATAGCAAGTGCAACTATTCTTTATGTTGATGATGCTGATGATGCTTCGGCTGATATTTCAGCATTTGTTCAATCTTGGGATAACGTAACCAATACGACTGCAAAAGGTTATGTTCACGTTGCAAAAGAAGGAGCAAATTCTACGTATGCAATTTTCAAAGTTAATGGAACTGTTACCGATGCTTCTGGCTATACGAAAGTACCAGTAGCTCATGTTGTAAGTGCTGGTTCATTTTCAGATGATGATGGAGTAGGCGTTCAGTTTGTTCAATCAGGTGCAGATGGTTCTGGATCAATGTCGAGTTTTACATTGGCTGGAACTTCTGGATCAAGTCAATCCATTACCGATGGCAATACCGTAACGATTGCGGCTGGTACTGGAATAACAACAACTGGTGGAGCGACAGATACTGTAACGATTGCAGTAGTAGATGATCCAACAGCCTTAGCAATAGCTTTAGGTTAAATTAAATAGGAGTAAAAAATAAATGGCAAACACGTTTAAGACAGTAACATTTGCAGCAGAACCAGCTTCGGCTGGAACACCTTATAAAATGTACACAGTAGCTGGTAGTACAACTACTGTTGTTCTTGGTTTGATACTTACTAACATTCATAGTTCAGCAGTTACTGTTGAAGTAGAATTAGTTAGTGATACAGCAAATAGAGGTGGAGCTAACAACGTTGCAAACGGAACATCCTTTTTAGTTAAAGATGTTTCAATTCCAGTAGGTAGTTCATTAGAACTTTTATCTGGTGGAAAAGTTGTTTTAGAGACAACAGACGAAATAAAAATAGATTGTTCAGTAACTGATAAAATTTCTGGCTCTCTTTCCATAATGGAAATAACATAATAGGAGAATAATAAAATGGCATATATAGGAAAACAACCAACACCAGTACCTTTATCGACTTCAGATTTGGATGACGATATAATTTCATTAGCAAAAATGGCTGGTGGTACAGATGGAAATTTAATTACTTATGATACAAGTGGCAATCCAGTTGCTGTTGCAACAGGTTCAGATGGACAGGTTTTAACTTCTGCTGGTGCTGGAAATCCTTGTCTTTTTGAAGCGGCGGCAGGTGGTGGAGCTTGGAATTTTATTTCAAAAACAACAATTTCAAGTGATTCTACAATTCTAATTAATAGCGGAATAGACAGCACCTATGATTTGTATATGTTTCAAATGGCGATTAGTGGTAACACCACTAATATAAGCTGGTGGATGCAATTTTATGTTGGCGGTGCTATCGTTACAGCTTCAGATTATAGATATTCGAATTATGGAACTCATACAGCTGGTTCAGTAGCTCATTATTATGATGATGACCATACTGCCATTAAATTAAATAGTAATGGGTGTCATGTTACGGAAACCCACGTATATAATTTTCTTGTCTATTTATACAATCCATCAAATACAACTTATTGGACACAACTAACTTCCGAAGGTTGTACTGTAAATAATGATGACAAATTTTATTCTAATAAAGGTGGTGGAGTTTTAGAACAAACAGCCGCAGTTACAGGTGTTAACTTCTTTCCTGACAGTGGAAATTTTAGGTCAGGACATATATCTCTGTATGGTTTGGCTAAGTCATAATAACAATAATAACAATAGAGGAGGATAATATGCCAAGATTTAAAAACATAAATGGTGTTCGTAGTCAGTTCACAGCAGAAGAAGAAACTGCAAAAGATGAACAAGAAGCACAAGCAGTTATTTATAATCAAGCTGAAGCTGATGCAATAGCACAAGTAGCTGCTGACAAAGCTAGTGGCAATCAAAAGCTATTAGACTTAGGTTTATCACAAGCTGAAGTAGACGCTCTTACTAAATAGTAATCATTAATCAAAACTCAACAAGGATCTAACTATGTTTTTGAAAAGAAAACGTGGAGGTAAATCTATTATGAAAATGTTTATTCAAGAATGGAAATTGTTTTTTACAGATGCTAACGCATCAAGATAAATAATTAAAAAAAACAACTCGAAGAGGAGTTATGAAGCAAGATGAAATGGTTACTAATAAGCTGGATTTGCAGCGGTATCGCTATGGGTTGCAAAGATCCAATAAAATATGCACAAACTTATAACACTTATCAAGAATGCCTAGCCGCAGGTTATCTTAAAGGAATTGAATACAATAATTTATTACCCAGTAATTTCATAAATCAAAATCAAATTTATATGAAATTCGCTTGCAGGAAAGTTAATGAAGCATAAAAAAAAAACAACAAAAGTAATCGCTAATCGAAACGGATTAAGAATTTCCTATCACGAAAAGATATGCTCCGAACGGATGAAAACCTTATTCAAAGCCATTGATGAAATGCGCAAAGATATAAAGGAATTAAAAGGTTTTATGAATAAGGGAAAAGGAGCCGCAACTATTATAATGATCCTGGGAGGATTAATAGGTTCTTTATTTTATTTTTTTAAATGAGTAAGCGTAGCTACGCTGCTAAAGGAATATCTAATGAACTACTAGCACAAGCCAAGTTTGCCAAGAATCCCAATCTGGTAGTTTTTACACCGGTTGGAGGCAAGGGACCCATTGACATCTTAATCCTGGATTTAGAGACAGGGAAGTATACCGCCTACGATGTCAAGACTCGGAACTACCGGTCTAATGGATGGAATATCGCTAGAGGGAGAACGGATGAACAAAGAAAACTAGGTGTTAAAATTTTTAATTTTGACCCGGAAAAGGATTGAGGAAGTATGGATAATGTTAAGGAACGAATTAAAAAACACGAAGGGTTTAGAGACACTATATATTCCGATCATCTTGCCAATGCTACTATTGGGTATGGTCATCTCGTTTTGGATTCCGATAATTTTGTGGAAGGTAAGCAGTATAGTAAGCTGGAGCTTGAAGATCTTTTTGACTTGGATTTCAACCAAGCTCTACAATCTGCGGATGACTTACTTCAAGGATTGGAAGAAATAAGTCAAGATGCCAGGGGTGTCATTTGTGAAATGTGTTTTCAATTAGGCAAGCCTAGAACCATGAAATTTAAAAGAATGTGGGAAGGAATTAGAGCTGGAAATTTTGACAAGGCTGCTGATGAAATGTTAGATAGCAACTGGCGCAAGCAAACACCAGGAAGATGCAAAGATCTGGCAGATATAATGAGAGGTTGTAATAAATAGTATGTGGTTTGGATTAGCAAGAATGGCGATTAGTACAGGCGCAAAAGTCTATGCTAATAAACAGAAACAGAAAGAAGCGATGTCTGTTGCTGCTTTACTAACGGCAGAAAAGATGGCGCGAGGAGAAACCGAATACCAAGGCAAACTTTTGGAGGCACGGCAAGCAGATTTTAAGGATGAATTTGTTTTGATAATATTATCAGCGCCAATTTTAATTTTAGCCTGGGCAGTCTTTAGTGACTCACCGGATGCTTTAGAAAAAGTAAAAGTATTTTTTGAACACTTCCAAGAACTCCCTACCTGGTTTACTTCACTTTGGGTTTTGGTCGTAGCGAGTATTTTCGGAATTAAGGGAACGCAAGTGTTTAGGAATGGTGGACCCAAGAAGAAGTAATGGTTAAGCCTAGAGGTTATGGGTACGTTCACGCAAAAAAAACACAACGCAAACGACCTGGCAGGCATTCAAAAAATCAAAATTCTAAACACAAAAAATATAAACGCTCTCGCGGTCAAGGAAAGTAAGAATGAAAATTTCAGATAAGACTGCTATTTCAATGCCTATGAGAAATCTTATAGGAATTGTAACAGCAGTTTCCATAGGGGTGTGGGCGTTTTTCGGGATTCAAGAAACTCTCAATAAACATAGCACGACTTTAGAGTTAATGGAAAAAGACTTGAATCAAAATACAGAATTTAGAATTAAATATCCCCGTGGAGAGATGGGTCAATCTTCTGGAGAAGCAGAGCTTTTTATGTTGGTGGAACACATGAGTACACTTGTTGAAGATTTGAATGAGGAAGTTAAAGGCATGAGACACAATGCTGTTAATATAACTTTTTTAAAAGAACGAGTTAAAA